ATAATGTAGCAGGACAACCACTACCAAAATATGATATGAGTTTTGATATGGAGGATGAGTAATGATTGATTATTCACTAATGGAACTTGAACTCATCTTGGAAGAAATTGCAAAACTTCCAAGAACCATAGATACTTCCTATGTAATTCCAGATGTGTTAGAATTGGTAAATGAACGACTTTGGAATTATGACTGAAACTATTCAAACTCTCAAAGAGGATATTGCTATTCTCCAAGAGAAACTACAAAAACTTGAAGAGATTGAGAAGCAACCACGAATGAACCTTCAACAAGAGGGTGAGTATGCTGTTGTTTCATATCACGATAAAGTATATTATCGTCTTGAAGGTGAATTTACTTTCTCTTGGTATATCAAAAAGGGTGTGAGTGTTACTCATCCTGTTCCTACTTTTGTAATGGTTGAGGATGCCGAAACTGAACGATTGTTGGAAGGCATTTACTATAATCATATTCAGGTGAAGAAAGAGAAAGAACAACGAACAAAAACACCAGTAGAAGAATGCTACAAAGATTGGTGGGGGCAATATCCTGAATTAGAAACCGACTCCCAGTATGATGATACAAGGTGGCAGGGCTTCCAAGCAGGATATGAGTTTGCTTATGCTATTTCTACCGCAAAGGAAGTAATGGAAAAAGTTCAAGAAGAACAAGAAGAAGATGAATGGAAATCTGTTGCTCTTCGTTTTGGTGAAAAGTTGAGTGGATATTTGAGTGATGGTTATTATGAACTTTCTCCTGCTGCTTGGTTTAGGTGGGCGGTATTTACTTATGGGAAAGAACAACAAATGAAAGATGCTGTCCGTGAGAGTGTGAAATGGTGTGAAGAGCATCCCGATAAAGACCCATTAGATTGGTTGAAACCACAAACACCAGAGCAAACAGCACAATCACTCAAAGAAGCATTCAAGGAAGCACAACAAACAGAAAAGTGGAAAGAAATTCAAAAACTTATTGATGAAGAGGATAATGATAAGAATTTCAAGAACTCTCTTGACCTTATCAAAGAATGGGGAGAGAAGAACAAACCACCTACTCTAAAAGAACTCTTGTGGGAATGGTGGGAAGACATCTTTACTGTGGATGCTGATTTAGATGCTGATGCTTCTATTGATGATTTGGTGGATAGGATTGATAAGCATTTTATTCCACCTTCTCACGATACGAATGGATATGAATGGGAAAAGTGTTTGAAGATGATGCGGGAGAAACTACGATGAAAATTGAAATCAACTATCAACCCAGCACAGAACATTATATCTGGAAACTTTATACGGGTGCTGATGGTGCTGATGAATATGAGGGTGTTGCAATCTCAATCGGTGAATGTTTTGAGGAGATTATCAAGTGGGAAGTCCTGAACGGTAGGAGTTATGTAAATGACTGAAAGCACTAATGATTGGAGAAGTATTTTCACTTCTCTCACGGATGATAGTGGATGCTATGAGATGGGTGAGGTTAATTACTACCAACTCACTTCCCATTTGGAGGAACTTTATGTTAGAATTGCTGAACTGGAGGCACGATTAAATGAAACCTGATGATAAAGAATTCCTCAAAGAGTTTCTGTCTGGTGCTATGTTACCTGTGGGTATTCTGGGTGTGGTGGTTCTATTAGCGATTACTCTAAATGGTGCCGCAAACTGGTTAGATTCACAACCAACACCATCAAACCAAAGATTTGAGGTTGTGGATGAATACAAAGGATGTGATGTGGTACAATATAATCCTGATGGTTCCGCACGGTATTCTTATTTTTTGGATTGTAGAAAATGAAAGTCACCGAGCACAATATTGTAGAATGGAAACTCACCGATGATGAGATACAGGAAATCATTCGGTTGATTAAACTTGAAATGAAAGAGTATCAAGACACGGATAAGGCAACCTATATGTATTATGGTATGATAGTGGGAAAACTTGTGATTATGAAAAATGCCTGAAAAAGAATACAAATCATTTGAGGAACACACAAGAGAAGAACTGATTGACCTTGCATTAGAAGAAATTGATTGGATTGTGATTGGTGGGCAGGATGGTGAGGAGTATTATAATTCTATACAGTTTATCCGAAGAGTATTGAGGAGTTTGAAATGAATTTTACGAAACGACAACTTGTTCTATTGACAACTGCTATTACTGTGTTCTATGATGAGGTGGCAAAGACTTCAACATCCGAAATGAAACACGAAATTATGGAAATCGGGCAGATGATTCAAGATGCTTATGAGGTGGCAGAATGAGTAAATTTGTAAAGAACCCAGATGAGATTGTTCTGGAAGATGTAAAGATGGTTCATTATGAAGTAATGGAACCGGGCAAATCAGTATGGTTGGGAATCTATCTTAACGATGGGCGAATGTATCATCTCAACATCGGTGGTAATAATCTCTGGGTCAATTATAGTGATGAATCCGGACCCATTACTACTATTGATAAAGATGCTCTGGCAGAGGAGATTGCAAAAGAAGGAATTGTGGAGTATAATGAAGCACTGAAGACACTTGCAGAGAATGACTGAAGAACAAAAACAAATTCTTGAAACTATTGTCAAAGAACTTGGTGGTAAGGTAGAATATCTCCTGTGTTCTGATCTTCATAGTAGGCATAGAAAAATTGTGATAGAATATGAACATCTCCGAAAAAACTAAAATCTATCATAATGTATGGAATTGCGCCTATCAAAGACGCCATGCGTACAAAGGCACTTCAAGAGAGTTAAGAGAGCATGAAACACTTTTGATGTGTCTCAATATTGCAAAATGGTGGCGTTTTGATTCAGAAAAACCAAATTACATAAGAAAATGACATTTTCACAACCACTTTTAGGTACAAATACAGATAAAGTCAAACTCTCTTGGTTTGAATACATCTGGAACTCCTGTATCAGGCAGGGATGGTATAACTGTTGGTATGCCTATAAGAATTGGGCTGACCTGATGGGAAATAACTATCGGGGATATGCACTTCTCAAAGAAGATGACCCATTGGAGCAGTGTATTCTATACTTCTGGGACAGCTTAGAAGACGACATCTATCCTAAAGAGTTTCTTGAAAGTCTTCTACAAATGGTAGATGATATTGATACTGGAAAAGAAAAACTTATTCCTATGGATGAAGTTTTTATGGATAGGTTGAAAGAACTTGTGAAAGATGTGGAGTTAGACGATGAATGATGTACATTATGGATGGGTGGTCAACACTCATTATGATTATGTTAATATGTTGACCAAAATGAAAGAAAAGAAACCTCATCGTTTTGAGGCATTTCAGTATTCTAATCAAACAATCTACCATTATCTGGATCGAATTCAGCAGGAGCAGAATCTTCATGACTGAATTTGATGATTGGTTTAATGAGATGGAAGGTTATTCCTTTCGCTCTGAAAGATTTTATGATGACTTTGATTATGCTGCCAAAACAAAGAATTATGAAATGATTGTGAAATGGTTGCGTTCTGCCTATGAAATGGGGTATAATGAAGGACAACGACTCTACGGAGGAACCGAGTGATTAAACCAGTTAAGGATGAATTTCCCCACGGAGATGGATTCCCAATCAAGGTCGTCCATAAAGATGGTAAAGACCTTAAAGATAGTAAAACCTGTTACTTTCAAACTGAAGACCACGCTCAAAAGTATATTGCCCGCAATAAATTTAAGAAAAAAGATTACACAATTCTCTACAAGAACGAAACATGACGACTCGCACTTATACGCAAAAAGATGGCACAATTTGGGAATGGAAAGAAACTCCAGAAACTGCAAAAGCAGTGAAAAATCTAAACGAGTTTGCCGGTAATTATCAAGGACCTCTTTATGCCCCTCACCCCAATTTGGTAAATGGAAAAGAAACTGATTGATGATTGTTTTTATGTTGATGAGGCACGGTGGGGAGTCTATCATTCCTTTGATAAAGAAGGAAAACGATTAATTACATCTTTAACTGAGCAGACTTGTATCAATGCCACAAGGTTTTATCTTAAGGGTCTTCAGGAAGGATTTGAGGAAACAAAATCTCACCAAGGAACTGTAGATGGAAAACTCTAAAGAATATCCATATCATACTTTAGATCCTACCACACCCTGGTATGAGTTTCTTGCATATGCAGAAATTTGTCATCAATTGAATGTGCCGGGGCAACCTCATATTGGTAGGTTTTTAGGTTATCGTCGTTATTTAAAAGAAGTTGGAGTATTATGATGAGTGACCCAAATTGGTTTCAAAAAAAGTGGGGAACTCCTGAAGTTCCAACCGATATTCTATTCAGGAAAATAGAAGAACTTGAGCAAAGAATTGTAAAGTTAGAAGAAGAGAATGTAGAGACTACAAATTGCTTGTATGAAAATGCTAACTCTATAGAAGCAGTTGATGCTCGTATAGATATTCTTGCCGAACATTGTGGAATTATTAAAGATGTATGAAACCCTTACAGAATTTGAGAGAGCACTTGCCCGTTTTGGTGATAAAGTGGGACTCATTGCAGGACTTGAAATCGCAGATAAAATCTCACCTGAAGATGCTTATCAGCAAATCAAGGAACTTTACAAAGAACTTAAGAGCCTCCGTAAAAAAGAAAAATCTGAATGGGATGGAGACTACTACCCAAATTAGAACTTGCTCTAACTGCGGTACAGAGAAACCACTTGACAAAGACCATTATCAACCAGTAAAATCATTTAAACACGAATATTCATATTACTGCAATGAGTGCAACAAACCCAAGCCAAGAAATTGATACTCTTAAGATTACTGAAAATGCTGATGGTTCATTCACAATGGACTGGGACAAAGATGATCCCAAATGGTCTTGGTTGAATGGATTGACATCCAGGGAAATTGAAGTTATAATGCAACAAGCAATTCAAGAAGAACTCAACCGAAATGACACTTGATTATCAAAAAGTATGGAACACAATGAATGAACTTGAGATGGTTACATCCAAGATTTGTTCTGCCCGTGAGATTATTGATGCCGCAATAGACAGGATTCAAGAACATCAATATGATAAAGCAGAAACTATGATGTCTGCTGCTTATGAGTTTCTTGGATACTATCTTGATGAGTTTGATAAAAAGTTCAAGGATGCTTGGCAGGAAACTGTAGTCAATCTCAAGCAAGAAGAGTCAGATGCTTATGATTCAGTAATCAAGGAAAGGAAATATTATGAACCTTCCATGCCACCTTGGGGTCATAGTGATATGGAATATCTTTTGTGTAATAAAGATGACTCATCACCAGAATGTAAAGGTGCCTGGAATGACTTTTGGGAAGATCCAAAGGATAAAGTAACAAAATGGGTTCTTCCTATTGAGGTTGATGGTCCAAGCGAAGAGTATTACATAACTCTTCCTGATGACCTACAAGATGCTGCGAATATTCACGAAGGTGATACAATAGAATGGATTGATTTGAATAATGGTTCTTTTGAAATGAGGAAAGTAAATGGCACTGTCTGAAAGTGTAGAAACTAGTTTGAAAGAAGCAGAGCAATCTTTAAGAAACGCTCTTGCTTTTGCTGCGCGTCAAGAGCGTCCTATGGTTTGTAGTGTGGTTGCGGATATGATTTCTCGCATCGACACTCTTATTCATACTGATGCTCTTTTGGATAAACTTGAGAATAGAAAACCAGGAGACTCTGGAATATTTGGAACATTCTTTGATAAAGATGACTGAACCTAACGAATTTGGCAAGGCACTACAGGAATGGTGGGATTCCGATGCCTGCAAAAAAATGCAAAAAGCAAATGAAGAAGCAAAGCAACGTGCAGTAGGAAAGTATTTTATGCTTTCTGAGTCTGATAAACTTGATATGGTTCAGGCAATCTGCTATATCATGTGTAAGGAAGAAAGTGAAGGAACTAGTCACCGTGGACTTCAGGATGCTCTGGGAATCTATCCTGCTGGTTTCTGGGTAGACCATCTTATGGAGGTACATAATGCTCTCTGGAGTTATTATCATGACCAGAAAAAGGAGCAAGAACTAAAAGATGACTTGGATGCTTTAGAAGACTTCATTAAGTAATGTAAACCGATCCCGAAGAAAACATTAAGTTTCTAGATATTAGTAAAGGATTTGTGTTAAAATCCTAACATTCAAATTAAAAGCGATGACACTTTCCAAAACAGACACAGACTATCTTACTAAAGAAGAATGGGACGAACTGAATGCTTTGAGAAAGGCAATTAACTACAATCCCAGTCAAGTTTGCCCTCAAAAAATGGAAAAATTCACTGAATTGTTTGTTAGATCATTAAGAGGAAAGGGTGACATATCTAAAAACATTGATTAAAGAGTTTTTCACTTTAGAGGAAAAGGAACTTCCATCTTGGTTATCACCAACTACAAAAAATAATAATGCCGCTTTGAGGTCCTATCTTTGGACATCTCAATTTTGTCATAAGATAAGACTCTGCGAACTTGAAATTGAAAACAAATTTTATGCTGAAAGTTTAGTAATTTATCCAGACTTTTTACATGAAACTCCAATTTTTGGAACGGAATACCTTACAATTGGCAAAAGAAAGTACTTTGGAGCAATTGACTTTCATCCAATTACAGAAAGTCAAAATTTTATACAATTTTTAGAGATGTTCCCTGATAGAAAGGTGAATAAGACTGTTTTTTATAACTTTGATTCATTCTTTTCTAAAAAATTATGGATAAACAAAAGAAATGAAGATTTTTATAATGAATATCAAATCATGGTCAAATGTTTTTTGCATCAATATAAAAAGTGTTTGTTAGAATCACAGAAAAGCAATTCATCTTTTAAAGAGCAACAATATCAGTATAATGAATACATGGCATCGAATGATCCTGCATTTGGAGTATTAAAATCATACTTTAATGAGGATTTTGCCACGAATTACATACATAATTTTCTATTCACAAATAAATAAGTTTAATTCTAAAGTATACTAATGGATAACATCGATCAACATATTCAAAAGGATAGAGAAATTTTAGATAATCCACAAACATCACCACAATCTAGAAGACATACCGAAGAGGAACTGGAAGCACTGGAATCATATAAACAACATCACCCAGATGATATGCACGATCCAACTCCATTAGAGCTCTATTGCGATATGCATCCAGATGCGTTAGAATGTAGAATATATGGCGATTGATTAGATGGCAAGTAAGGCAAAAGATCTTGATAAGTTTTATACCAGTCCAAACGTAGCAAAAAACTTTGTTGATATTATAAACGATTATTTTCCCTTACAAGATTATGACTCTGTAATTGAACCATCTGCTGGTAACGGAAACATTCTTCAATATCTTCCTTCTGGTTCAATTGGTATTGATATTGAACCAGAAGGAAATAATATTCTCAAACAAAACTTTTTTGAATACACCTCACCTTATCATCCTCTTCTCAATAATATTCGTATTGCCTGTATTGGAAACCCTCCATTTGGATCTGGATATATGAATCCATTGGCAAAGGCATTTTTCAATCATGCTGCAACATTTAGTGAATTAATCGCATTCATTGTCCCTGCAAAGTGGCAAACATCCTGGAAAGTTCAATTTCAACTGGATAAATCATTTGGATTATATTTTAGCGAATTTCTTCCTAAAAATAGTTTCTTATTGAATGAAGAACCTTATAATGTTCCTTGTTGTATGCAGATTTGGTCGAAAACAAATCCAAAAAATTATCAAAATCTAAGAATCACTGAAAGACCACCAACAAAACATAATGATTTTGAGATGTTTTTAACTTGTGATAATGTTCCTAAACTTCCTGATGTTCGGGAACAGATTAGAAATAAAGAATACTGGGAATTTGCTCTTAAATATTGGGGGCAAATTCGTGTTTGTAATTTTGATGAAGTTTCTCCAGAGACTACAACTCACTATCTCTTCAAAGCAAAGAAAACTTATGTAAGAAGTATCTTTGAGCAAATTGATTGGAGTAAATATGTCTCAAATATGGGAGCACCCAATGTAGGTGGAAAATCTTTAGTTGTCAAAGCGTATGAAGATAAGAAAAAAGAATTGAAAATTGTTGATTGATAAAAAAATATCATGGAAAGGGGGTTGACACCCCTCTTTTTTTGTCTTATGATAACTTCGTGACGTTGAAAGACCAACTGCACACTCCCTCAATTACTATTTGGAGATTAAATTATGTCTTACCTTCCTAGTGTTCTTCCTGAGTATCGCATTGATCTCACTCAAGAACTTCCTGTTGAAACTTTCTTTAAGTATGGATTCTATAAGATCGCTGATGCGGTTTTGAAACCAAAAGAGCGATTTGAAAAGAATCCTGAAGTCAATCCTATTGATTATCGTGTTGTTGCTGGATTTGAGGATCAATACGATTCATATCGTGAACTGATCTACATTCTTGCTATTGATGGTAAGGTTGCCAAAATTGGTGGCACTTACGTTGGAATGAAAGGTCGCCACCAATCTTATAATTGTGGTACTCGAAAAGCACGTACCAAAGGTACATGTTCTGTCACTAACTTCAACATCACTGAGGCTCAGTATGCTGCTATTTGTGATGGTAAAACTGTTGAGTGGTATGTCTTTGATGTTCCCCTTGCAGAAGCAACTATCAATGTGTGGGGTGAAGAAATGACTTACAATGCTAAGACTTACTACAAGTACGAGTCTTCCTTGTGTGAAAAGTACAAACAACTGACTGGTCATTTTCCCATTCTCTCCTCCAATGCTGGTGTTGAATAAGTAAGTCTTAAATACCACTTTTCTTCTTTATAATACCAAAAGTTATTAAATCATTATGTTTTACGCAAAAGCACGTTGGATTGATGAAAATAATCGCTCACATAATTGGAGTGGTGAAGTGGCGTCAAACGACAGAAATCAAATCAAATCACAAATTCGATCTCAAACCGGGGCAAAGGATGTTATCATTACTAGTGTCTCCAGTAGGAATTGATTGTGCCAATTAAATAAGTGTCACAGGGCACCCTCTATTGTCCATTGGGTGCCCTATAATAACAAGGTAATCAACGAAACGCCTCATGGCAACCCGCTCCCGCATTGGTATCGAACTCTCTGACGGTTCTGTGCTGTCTGCCTATCATCACTGGGATGGTTATCCCGAATGGTTGGGTCGTATTCTTCGCACTCATTACAACACCCAAGATAAAGTTGCCGAACTGATTGATGGTGGTGATATGTCCTGTTGCTGGACTGATGAGCGTTGGAATAGTGAGACCAAAGTGCAAGAATACGGTCCTCAATACTACTCTCAACGTGGTGATGATTGCCCTCCTCGCCTTGATGCTAACCTGAATGAGTATCTGTCTGATGGTGAAGAGTACTGGTATCTTTATACCAATGGTGAATGGGTGTGCTATGCCGATGACTCCCGTGGTCTTGGTATTGTGAAAGAAGTTCCCATTCACCCTGCCGCTCTTGCCGTATGATTAACTTTGTTTCCGGAACCATCTTCGGTATTATTGTTGCAACGATTGGATTCACTCCAGTTGCAAGTGCCCTAGATAGTATGATGTTCAATCTACAAAAAACCACTGTAGAAATGAATACCCCGAAACTTCCACCTCCAAATTAATCAGAATGAGTGATGTAAAATTATATAACGATAATTGTATGAATGTGCTCCCGTCACTTGCTGATGGGAGCATTTCGCTTGTGCTTACAGATATACCGTATGATGAGGTAAATCGTAAGAGTGGTGGATTAAGAAACCTTGACAAGAGTCATGCAGATATTATTACATTTCCATTGGATGACTTTATCGATGAAGTTGTTCGTGTAACTTCTGGAAGCATTTATATCTTTTGTGGTTCGGTTCAAGTATCACATATTCGCAGTCGCCTGATAGATCATGGATTATCTGTAAGACACTGTATATGGGAAAAAACTAACCCTTCTCCAATGAATGGGCAACATATCTGGCTCTCCAGCATAGAGAATTGTGTGTTTGCTAAAAAGTCTGGAGCAGTGTTTAATGAGCATTGCAAGTCTGCCGTGTGGCGTAATCCTATTGAACACTACAAGGATCACCCCACACCTAAACCAGTCAAACTTATGTCAAGGTTGATTGAGGCAAGTTCAAATGTTGGTGATACAGTATTAGATCCTTGTATGGGAAGTGGTGCGATTGGTGTTGCTGCTAAACAGTGTGGTAGAAACTTCGTTGGAATCGAAATGAACCAGGAATACTTCCAAATGACCCAAGAGAGAATAAACAGTCAGTCTGACAGCATTTTGTCCTTTATGGACCCTTGACACTTGCTCCTGCCTGCCCTATAATACGGGGAGATTGAACGAGGCAGTTCTGCCAGACAGTCAATCTAATTCTGCAGTTTGCATTTTTTAACTTATTATGTCTACACACACTCCTATTAGTATTTGCGAAGTTCCTAACGTAAATCTGCTCCCTGCAGCAGAAAATCGCAGGAAGTTTCTTTCCTCTACATACAAGACAACGATTATTGAAGATCTTGCCAATATTGATGTTGGTGGGAAGACAATCAAAAATCGTGCTCGCTCTGGTGGAACTGATAATATCAATACCGAAAACCTTGAAGGTGAATTTGAATGTGGTATTCGATATGATCAACTTCCTCCTATTGTTGTATTTGATGAGGGAGTTCTTAAATTGATTGATGGATTTACCCGTTATCGTGCCCTGACCCGCCGTGGTCAAGTTTCTTGGGCTTTTGATGTCTACGAAATCAACGATGGTTATACCTTGGAAGATCTATTTGATGAGATTGGTCTAGGTGCAAATAACCATCCTGCAAGTAAATCTGCTATTTCTAATGACTTTGTAACTCGTGGTATTAAGTGGGTGGATCGTCAAGACCATGTTGTGACCGAAGACGACATTCGCAATTGGGTGAACAGTATTCCCCACACCTTCACTCAAAAGAAAGTCAACAATATCGTCAAATCTATTCACCAAAAAGCATATCCTGATAAGAGTCTTCGCACTTTCAAATCTGATGAAGTTGAATCTTATTTGTCTAATTGCGGATTTACTTTTGGCGGTAAACTCGATGATGGAGGATTTGCTGGTCGTGTGATTTGTGCTGAACCTAATGGCACTTATGTTCCTCGCAATTTTTGCCACATTTTGAAAGATGTTGCAGAAGGAAAGCGTTCAAAGGTTCATATGTATGTCCCTGGTGGTAAAAAAGCAGAACAGGCAACTAAATTGATTGAAGATTCGATGGAAGAATTGAATGATCTGTGGGAAGCAGTCAAAGTGTGTTCTGTGATGCTCAAAATGGACAAAAATTGGACTCCGTTTGAGTTTGGTGTTCGTCCTTCTCAAATTGTAGATGTTGATCCTGACGGAGGAGTTGTTGAACTCGATATGCCACATTAAGAACTGGCACACGGGGCACTCCAGACGCCTCTGGATGCCCTATAATAATCTCATAAGCAAGCAAACCGATGACTGCCACCTTCGCTGACTACGCTGCCCAGCAAGACGCCCGTAACACCATCCAGTTGAATGTTACGAAATGGACTTGGATGCTGTGTGATGCTCTGCGTCAGAACTTCATTGACTACTCTATTCAACATCATGAGCGTAACATTGAGTTGCACGAAGAAAATCCTGCTATTACTTTTTATAGTGGTGGTGCAGATTATCACAACGCCTGCATTACCGACCTGAAGAATGGTAATTGTGGTTATGATTTCACCTTTGAGAGTGGACGCAAGTATCACAAAATCATTATGAATGCTAATGGTAGCAGGAGTGTCCACGCTTTTGTTGACCGTAAAACTGGTGAAGTGTATAAGTCCGCCAGTTGGAAATCTCCTGCCAAAGGTGTTCGCTATGATCTGCGTATTATTGAGCAGCGTGAATGGTTGTTTGAGAATGCAGATTGGAGCGGACAATATTTATATTGTAAGTGATTCATAATGGGCAGGTATATTTTGTATAAATAAAATAAACTCCTGCCCATTATGTTATCTCCTTATCAGTCAAGAATGAAAAAACTACGCGAAGCATTTGGAGACAAATGTATTAAGTGTGGTACTAATGAAAATCTACATTTTGATCACATTGATCCATCTACAAAATACAAATCTATTGGAAATTTGGCAACCAGTAATGGATTTGATAGGTGCTATGATGAAGCATTAAAATGTCAGTTATTATGCTCATTATGCCATAAGAAAAAGTCAATAGAGAATAGAGACTATACTACCACTGCTAAAAATCACTGTTTAACATTTAAGGATGGATCAATTCTTGAAATTTATTCTCTTGATACTTGGGCATATGAAAACAACTATAATGCATCACATCTTCGTGCTATTAGAAGAGGTGATCGTAAATCTCACAAAGGTATCATCAAAGTTGAAACCTATCAATAACTTTTATCTTTTATGAATACTAAAGACAAACTGGTTTTCATTTCTTCGTTCATTTGGTTTTTGCACTGGGGTCAATGTCTGTTCTTGAAATTAGCGGATATGGTTATCGTAAGCGGACCTGTGAGGATGTTGCCTCTTGGTTTCTAAATCGTTTCTTTCCACGTCACAAAATCTATGTTGAGATTGTTCATCGTGGATTGAGACGTGAGGGTGCCTATGGGTATTGTGATGTTCTGGGTGAAACCTATCGCCCCAGAGAGTTCCTGATTGAACTGAATACCCATATGGATGAGGAGTTGTATATAAAAACTCTCCTGCACGAACTGACCCACCTGCGGCAGTGGGTAGTCGGTTCTCTCCGCCAGAAACGCGGAAAAATGTATTATGGTAAAGAATGCATGGAAGATTACGAATATTGGCATCAACCACACGAAATTGAGGCACGGGAGCAAGAAGAAACCCTATATCTTGAGTACCTAATTGATAAACAGGGTGTGCCAGCTCCCAAAGTGGCACACTGGTTCCCGAACCGCCTGCTGAATGCCCTATAATAACAAGGTAATCAAGAGAGCACCCGATGCAACTCACTTCTACCACCGGCACGATGGTTGTGGATTATTTCCCGATTGAGGGTAGCACACAGTTTCTCTACAAAGTCCTGAAGTTTCAGGGTGTGGATACGATGAGCACCAAATGTATCACCAAGAAGGACTTTGAATACGAAATGAAGGAGCGTATTGGTCTTGGTTATGAAGTGACTGGATTTAACACCGAAGCGGTGAGTGTCAATCCTATGAACGGTGCCACCTGACGAACTGGCACACAGGGCACTCCAGACGCCTCTGGATGCCCTATAATACATTCATCAACACAAGGAAACCACCAGTGACTCTGCCCACCTACAACGCCATCTCCTTCCGCTCTCAAGAGGAGCACCAGGCAGCACTGTATGATGCCTGCCTACTGATTGTCAACACCTACAATCAAACTGAAATGCTTGATGGTTTCGATCCTTACGGTGTGACTTCCTATGATTTTATGAAGTTTGCTCGCCACATTCTCAACCAACTTGCCGAGGTCAACTGAAATGGAAAACAAAGAACTCCTGAATAAGATTCTAACTGGTATTGCCCAGAAGAACTTTCCCGGTCTAGAGACACTGGAACTGCGGGGGCGTGATGGTTTGGATTTTCATGATGTATCTGTTTGGGCAATCAAAGCAGCATTGAAAGATGCTTTCATTGCCGGTATGACAACTGGAATGACACTTGACTAACTGGCACAAGGACTGCCACCATCACGCCCCAAATCCCTTATAATAACAAGGTAATCAACGGAACCTGAAATGACTGCAACCGCATTTTCTAAAGAATTCATCAACGACTTCATTGATTATACCCTAACGTTTTATGGTCCTGATGGCATCTATCCTATGGGTGCCAATCGTACTGTGGTTCGCAATGCCACTAACGACATTATCAAGATTGCTCAAATCAAAGGTGAGGAGTTCTGTGGTGATAGTATTGACCGCGAACTTGTAAGAGACCTTCTCATTTCCAAGTACAATCTCAAGTTTCCTACTAACTGATTATGGCACTCTCCAATCAAACGATTAGCAATCTGGCATCGGCACTGGTTCCCGAAGTGATTGATTACATCTATCAGGATGAGCGTTGGTGTACATTCATGCACGAAATTGTTCCTGATGCTCTGAAAGAAAAACTTGGTGGTGAAATTGATGATGAGTTGCAATTTGACCTTGCCATGTGTATAATGGATCGTATCTGTCTCAAACAAGGATGAAAATGAACGAAACTCAAGTGAATCTAAATGTGCATGAGATTGGTATTCTCCTCTCTGCACTTCAAAATGTTGAACTTGCCGACGAAATGCACATTGCAAGAGATTATGGAAGTGTACCAGCACTGTATAACAAACTCTACTCACTCTGGGAGCACATGGATACTTCGACAACTGGACTACGGTACGATCTGGCACCCTCTTTTTGACTCATATGACTGATGAAATTAAGATTCTGCTGGCACTACAGCAGATTGATAACGTGATGGAATTGGTGAAGGGAAATAACTGGGAGATATTCTTTTCCAGACAACTCATACCCGCTCATTATGAACTTAAACGTCAGTTGACAAATCTCTCACATTCCTCTACAATTAAGAAGTAATTTATACAGACAAATGAAATATCTCTATATTGTCGATTATTGGGTTCCTTTTCCTTCTAGTGAGTATGGGGGACTGATTAATTTAATTGCTGAATCTGATACTGAAGCATTTAAAATTCTGTCAGAAGAGAATCAGTTTGATGACAAATACACTGATCGTATTATGGAGCGTATTATCAACTCTCAAAAGTTTGCACTTGTTGATGAGTATGAGTCTGGTATTCTGGAGGCATTTACCACATGATACAGTATTATCGAATCGAAGAAATGTTTACGACTGGATGGGAGTTAGCAGATCCAAGAGACATTAAACTCACAAAAGAACAAGCAAAGGAAAAATTAGAGTATTATCTCTCAGAAGGCATTTCACCAAGTCGCCTTCGTGCAGTACCAGACAATGACTGAGTTTCCTCATTCACCACCTTCAGGGTATTCTTATGTGCAGACTGAATTCAAAACCAATGTAACTGCGATTTGGATTCAAAATCATTTTCCTTTTAGTTACAATGGTGGAAATTCTGTCAACAGCATTTGGGGATTCTACAACAAAAAAACTAAATGCTATCATGCTCCCGTCAACTCCAAAAAAGTTGGTAACAAGGTAAGAATTGAAGACACAACTCCATACTCTGCCATGCAAGTAAAACAAACTCCTTTAACTGCTGCATTTGTATGAGTTATGTTCCAAAGGTCAATGATTATGTTGTTTGGAAAAAGAATGTTGAGGGTTGGGTGTACTTCATATGTGAGAAGTACATTACAATTGAAACTGATGTATGGTTGAAGGATGAAGAAAACTATGAGTGCTGCTCTTTACATCGAAATGATAGAGTCTTGGTCATATGTTATCATGATCAATGGAATGAACTTAAGTATGTAAAATCCCGGGATTCAATTTATGAAGATTAAAAGTCAAAATCTCTGGCGCTGGTGGGCAAAAGCAATTGGAGAAAAGGCAAGCAAATGTGATCGTGAGTCCGATGCCGTTGCCATGATTCGCAGTGTTATTTTTGTCACTTATTTAATTACAAATTGTTTTATTATTGCAGGAGTAATTCGACATTGGAATGATGAAGTACCAAGTAATCTATCTCAAGCAGAAAAGGAAAAAATTATCAAAGCAAATCGCAGTTTTCTATACGATTGAAGATGCCTCAATGTGGGAAAAGCATGTAAAGGATCAAGGATATCAGGAAGTAGAGATTGTACCATTGTTTTAATTGTAGAACCAATAATAACCACGCCAGGTATACTTGTGAGGATTGCGTAGACTTTTAATTAAACCTGTACCTTTTGTACCATTGCCAAGGTCACGTATGGCATCACTGATACTGTCATAAGTAACTTCCTGCCATGATCTTTTACAGACTCCTTTGACTGCTTTTTTCTTGGGTTTGTTTTCTAATAATCTCCATCTGTATCCGTAACACTTGTATCCTTTACGAGCGGACAAAAGAATATTAGAGTTATTATTTCCATTCCCTGTAACTTCTAATGCTGCTTCACGGACTGTATTCCATACTTTCTCCTCACCTGTTTCTATATTGATTCCCATAATCTTCAGACCAGAATGCTTACCATTACCCCTGTTCTGTTCAGTAAGACATCCCCATGGTTCTATCTTTGATTTTTGTTGTGGTGGTATGATAATTTTGTTTGTGGTATTATCTTCATTCTTTTGAATTATGATTGTGATGTCATTATATCCACCCTTACTTAAATATGAGTCATATTGTTCTATCCAATATTGTTCTTTCTCATTTAAGAGTTTCTCATTACATTCATCAATGACTTTCATTGTGAATTTATCAACACCATACTTACGGAATGCTCTGTGTATGGGTTTAGAAGACATTCTGTTTGCTTCATGTATGTGTTGCTGCCAGGTTTTATTGATTGGTTGCGTCGTTTGACCTACGTACTTTTGACCACTGTCTTTATTGATGATGAGATAGATGATACCCTGAGCCATAGTTATAATAGACAATGGTTATATTTATTGTATATAAAGATTATTGTATTGTACTTAATGAAAAACGGTTAATTGTGCCTATTGTGTGGTAATGATGGTATAAACATATGTTAGGAAATTATAACAATCTGTGGAAAAAGGTGTGGAAAAGTATTTAAATCTGTGGAATACTCTTAAATGCTTATTAATGCCTTAAAGACTTGTTAAATGCCTTAGAGAGTTATTAAATGCCTTAGAGAGTTATTAAATGCCTTAGAGA